AAACCGGGAGGATTGCCCTGATCGGCAGTCCTCCCGGTTTCTTTATTACCAGTCTTCAACTTCTTCTATAAAAACAATAAATCCGAACCCCTGACCGATTGGTCTAAGGTTCGGATTATCTTGCATTGGTGGAGCTTGACCGCTCAAATCCGAACACCGAAAGGTCTTGGTTTTATTCGATGTCAGATTGTAAACGGAAGTAATTTTATACCATCCGTCAGGCTCATCCCATACCGTAACCGAGTTTACGAGCAGGTCGATGATATGCCTACGGAACTCCTCATCCTCAATATCTCCGTTGCAAAACTCACTCAACCACCAAACAATGTGGTCTTTCTCCAAAATTACATAATCGTCTTGTGCGACAACGAGCCGTTTCTCGATGGCTCGTTTTTCTTTTTCCAACTCTTTCAGTCGGTCGGCTATTGTATCGGACTCGACACCTTTCTCGACCATCTTGACAAGGTTGTTGATAGAACGCTCTGTTTCGTGGAGTTGGTTTTTTAGTGCCGGGATGATAGAGTTTTCTTCCATCTCTCTAACAGACTCTTTGACGGCAATGTCGGCAAGTTCGTTTATCGTCTCAGGGGTAAGAAGCGTGAGAGCATCTTCTACGACTGCTCTTTCGATAAAGTCCTTCTTCAAGGGCTTCTTATCGCAGGTATGTTCTCGCTTGCGTTTCCCGCAGGTGTAATAGAAGTAGGTTGTACCGCCTTTGCCTGTACCGCTTTCGCCCGTCATAAGCGAGCCACAATGACCGCAAAAGAGCTTTTGTGATAGGAGGTAGTCTATCTTTGCTTTACCCCTTGACGGGGCTTCTGCGTTCTTAGAGAGTTTCTTTTGCACAATCGTAAAGATGTCCTTATCGACAATGGCGGGTACGCCACCCTCAATGCGAAGGTCTTTGTATTTGTAAATGCCGATGTATCGCTCATTCTTGAACATCGACCGAAAACTGTTTTTGTTGAACTCTGCGTTCTTTGCTGTCCTGTACCCTTTGGTATTGAAGGTCTCACAAATCTCAGCAACGGTAGCTCCGTTGGCGTAGAGGTCAAAGGCTTCCCGGACGATAGCCGCTCCTGCTTCATCTATCACGATCTTCTTGTTTTCAATTTTATAGCCGAGGGGGATATGACCGCCTATACTATGGCATTTGTTTGCAGATTCAAACATACCTCTCGTGATTTTCTGAGAAAGCTCTTTGGAGTAAAACTCAGCCATTCCTTCGAGGACTGCTTCAAGGATGACTCCTTCCGGGTTGTCAGAGATGTTCTCGGTTGCCGAGATGACACGGACACCGTTCTTTTTAAGTCGTGCCTTATAGGTGGCAGAATCATATCTGTTCCGGGCGAAGCGGTCGAGCTTATAGACAACGATACCCTCCCATAGCTGCTTTTCGCTATCCCGTATCATCCTCTGAAACTCGGTACGCTTGTCCGTGTCCTTAAACGCCGATGTAGCCCGGTCAATGTACCTGTCTACTATCTCATATCCCTGTTGCTCACAGAACGCCGTACAGACTCGGTTTTGCCCCTCTATGGATTGCTCGGTTTGACGGTCGCTGCTATACCTCATGTAAAGAACTACTCTCATTGCTTACCTTCTTTCAGGCTGAAAGCATAGTTTAGCAGTTCCATTTGCTTTCTCAGCGGGAAGTTCCGATACAAGTCAATCAATTCAAGCTCCTGAGCCGTAAATCCTTCTGTACCGTTGATGTTGAGAGTTGCGTTGGGGCTTTCATTGATGGCATTGAAGAGATGGTTGTTGCATCTATCAATGTGAACAGAGGGGAATCTTTTCTGTTCCCACTTCTCCATTGCAAGTTCAAAGCCCTGTTCTGCTACGGCTTTGATTCTCAGACTCTCGGCGGTGAAGTCAGCACTCGACAGGTAGATGTAATGTCCGTCCTTGCCGATGGAATAATCATCACGCTCGTCCTGCTGCACCTCAAAGCCGTTATCTTCGAGCCATTCAAGGACTAAGCCCAATGCCTTACGAGCTAAATCCTCTTCGGTTTCTTCGCCCAACAGATATTCGATGCTGACATTGAAGTACTTTGCCAACAGGTACAGATTTTTGTCGCTCGGATTTGAGGTTTTCAGGTTACTGCGGAAGTTCTTTCCGACTCCACTCTGTTCAAAGGCGGTGGTAAGATTGACTCCTTTTTCCTTGCAAAGAGCGGTAATGCGCTCCATCAACAGTTCCTTGTTCATATCATGCTACTCCTAAGTAGGGAAAATTATTTTTGAATTTTTCCTAAAACCACTTGACAAGCTCCTAAATGGGGAGTATAATATACGTGTAAACAACAAATGGCAACAAGAAAGACACCCTCGACAAGTTCTTTCTTTGCCGAAGCTCCTCAATGGTATTAGGTGTGTGGAAATACTATTATACCATTAGAGACGAGTTTTGTCAACCGTTGTTGTATACAAAGTTTAAGAAAAAGGAGGTTGACCATGTGAGAGAAGAACGAGACAGAATCCGATTGATGCTCTATCGGAACACTCTTACGAACGCTTGGCTCGTGAATCGTCTCGAAGAACGAGGTGTTATCACCGAGAAAACGGAGATGAGTTCTGTCCTTCGTGGAGTTCGTAAGGGTGCGAAAGCGGAAAGCATCATCAAGACTTCCCTCGAAATCCTCGATGACTATGAATCGAAGATGGGAGTTTGTGAGTGAGTACTCCGTTAGAGGAGTCTACGAAAAAGAGAATCGGCAGACTTCTCGCCAAAACAGTTTCCCGGTATTTGAAGGATGAAGAGCATCGCCGGGAGTTTGAAGAATGGTACTTCAAAAAGTACGGTGTGAAGTACCAATGGAAGTTTGGAGGTGTTTCAACATGACAACCGTCCATAAGAAACGGCATGGCGGTATCAGACGATGGCTTGTGAGAAACGCTCTTAGTTTGGCTCTCATAGGAATCATCTTACTCTCCATGACGGCGGGTGCGATAGGTTGTTTGGCGTTTCTCCCCAAACCGCAAGACACCTCAACACCCGAAACAAAGACCGATGTTTCGACCGCAACCGTAACGCAGCCGGACATCACAAGTCCGAGTCTTGACCCCATCCCTGAGCCGCAGGTCTTTTACTTCGATGTTCCTCTCTCCGAGGAGTTACAGGACTACATACGAGAGAAGTGTTCGGAGTACGAAGTGCCTATGGAGCTTGTGATTGCTCTGATTGACAAGGAAAGCTCGTTCCGGTCAGATGTCGTAAGTACGACCAACGACTACGGGTTTATGCAAATCAATCAGTGTAATCATGAATGGCTGTCCTCAACGCTCGGCGTGAGCAACTTCCTTGACCCGATGGAAAACATCTTGTGCGGCATCTACATTATCTCAGGACATCTCGAAAAGACCGATGGTAATGTCGAACTCGCCCTTATGCGGTACAACTGCGGTGCGAGCGGTGCAAGAAAACTGTGGAATCAAGGAATCTACTCAACAAACTACTCTCGCTCTGTAATGACTCTCTACGAGTCTTACAAAGAAAAAGCCGCCAACGGTGCGGCAACACCGTAAGCGGCAAAGGAAATTAACCTGCTATCATTATAGCACAACTTGAAACAAAAATCAAAGGAGATTTTCGTTATGACAAAAACAAACATCAAAATCGCTCCTTCGAGCGTAATCAGCTATGGCGGCTTGGATTGCATCGTTCTCGATGTTGAGCAGGATAAGATTCTTGTTCTCGCTAAGGAATCCATCGGCAATATGCCCTTCGATGAGGGCAATAGCAACAACTTCCCGAAGGGTACGCTTTGCAAGTACCTCAACGGTGAGTTCATCAAGACGCTCAAAGCCAATGGCGCAGATACTTCGGCACTCATCCCTACGACCATCGACCTGACTTCCGATGATGGTTTGAAGGACTACGGCGAAACCACTCAGAAGATTTTCCTTCTCACCTGCGATATGTACCGTAAGTACCGTTCCATTATCCTCAACCTCGATGATTGGTGGTGGCTCGCAACTGCGTATAGCACTGAGCCCAATGGGTACGCCACCCTCGCTCGGCTTGTCTACTCGGATGGTAGTTTGAGCAACCGCAATGCTTACTCTGGTGACTATGGCGTTCGTCCCGCTTTCTATCTGAAATCTTCCATCTTGGAATCTCTTTCTCCTTCGCTCTCCGAGTTCACGACCGAGGAGCTTTTGAAGGAGGTGCTTCGCCGCAATGCCGAGAGTACTGAAACTGAGTGATGACAAGATTGAAACCCTCTTTGATGCAAAAGACTTCGAGTACTTGATTGATAAGTACATAGGCTATGAAGCAGTTCAGTACTTTCGAGAACTGATGAATGAGGTCGAGGAAGAACGGCAGGAGGTCAGGTCTACCCGCTCAGATATTGAAGGTCAGACCCTCGACCTCATCTCTCGGATAAAGCTCTTGGATGAAGATGACCGAGAAGAGATTACCGAAGAGTTCAGGGCTATCATGGAGGACATTTTCGGATTGGAGGAATGAGATGAGCAATCGGAAACTTGGCAACAGCTTTGAGTCCGAGTTGTGCGAAATCCTCTTCAATCATGGGTTTTGGTGTCATAACTTGGCTCAAAATCAAGCGGGGCAACCCGCCGATGTAATCGCTGTGCGAAATAAGGTGGCATATCTCATCGACTGTAAGGTATGCTCCGGAAAAGGATTCCCGCTCAGTAGAGTTGAGGAAAATCAGGATTTCTCAATGAGCTTGTGGAAAGATTGTGGAAACGGCGAAGGTTGGTTTGCAATCAAACTCGCTGAGGTGGTCTATATGATTCCTCACTTTACAATCAGAGCGTTCATGAATGAGAAGTCATCCATGACGGCGCAAGACATTTTTGAGTACGGGAAACCTCTCGACAAATGGCTTGCAAAATGCAGGTGACTGTCGGCAGCACCATTACAGTCGAGAATCCCTCTCAGGAGTTGATTCAATGGTGCAGCCAAAATCTTAAAATCAGAAACCCCGACTACTCTAAGAAGGTGCGAATGCACTTTTGGGTCGGAAACACCCCGGAAATCCTGTCGCTATATGAAGTCCGAGGAAATGCTCTCATCCTTCCCTTCGGTACGCTGAGAGCAATCGCTCCGATGCTTCAAGGTGCTGAGACATTTACGGACTTCTCCGAAGCAGCTCCGATAGACTTCAAATGTCGAGTACCATTATATGACTATCAACAAAAGGCGGTCGATGAGGTGCTTGCAAAGCACTACGGAATCCTTCAAAGCCCGGCAGGAAGCGGAAAAACGCAGATGGGAATATCCATCGTGGAACAGCTCGGTCGAAGGACATTATGGTTGACTCACACGAAAGACCTGCTCAACCAAAGCAAAACTCGTGCTGAACAGTACATGAAGGAATCACTCATCGGGACAATCACCGAGGGTAAGGTGAATATCGGTAAAGGTATCACATTCGCAACCATACAGACGATGTGCCGCTTAGACCTCGCTCAGTACAAGTACTTATGGGATGTCATCATAGTTGATGAATGTCACAGATGCTCCGGGACACCTACGGCAATGACTCAGTTCTACAAGGTACTGAACAGCTTGTCGGCACGACATAAGTTCGGGTTGTCTGCTACCGTTCATCGCTCTGATGGGATGATAGCTGCAACCTACGCTCTACTCGGTCAGGTGGTTTACACCGTCCCGGATGAAGCGGTCGGAGACCGCATAATGAAGGTTGGCGTGAAGCCCGTCTATACCGGGATAAAACTCGGAAGAGAGTGCATCAACACGGACGGTACTCTCAACTACACGAAGCTCATTACCTATCTTTGTGAAAACGGTGAGCGAAATCATCAAATCAGTTCGTGGATAGTCAGCGAAAGTGAACGCTCCTCCCTCATTCTGTCCGACCGTTTGGAACATCTCAAAACGCTTATGAACACGCTTCCCTCTGATATGCGGAGACAGGCGGCGATGATAAGCGGTAAGATGACAACCAAAAAGGGCAAGGCAGAGCGGGAAAAAGCGATTGAGGATATGCGGACGGGCAACAAGAAATATCTGTTTGCTACTTACTCTCTCGCCAAAGAAGGTCTCGATATTCCTTGCTTGGAGCGACTTTATATGGCAACTCCTCAAAAGGACTACGCCGTAATCACGCAGAGCATTGGGCGTATCGCTCGAACGCACGAAGGTAAGAAAGAGCCTGTCTGCTACGACTTTGTTGATGACAGTCAGTACCTTGTCAAGTCGTTCAAACGAAGATGCACCACCTATCGCAAAAACGGATGCTACTTTGTAGAGGAGGACACGGAATGAGTGTTAAGGAGAATCCGAAATATCATACCAACTTTCAAGTCATTGAGAGTAATGTCCCTCCGAAGAACAACCGCAGCGGGTACAAGGGTGTATGGTGGGATGTTCACCGTCAGATGTGGGTAGCGTACATCTCAGTTCACGGCAAGCGAATTCATCTCGGCAGATACCATCGACTCGAAGATGCTGTGAAAGCTCGGCAGCGTGGCGAGGATGAGTACTTCCTTCCCCTCATCGAGCGAAAAGCGGCTGAGGAGGTGGCAGATAGATGAGAATACTCGCTATTCCACTTGAACTCTCCGCTGCAAACGAGTTTGTGGCTAAACTGCATCGTCATCACGCCCCTGTTTATCGAGATAAGTTTCGTGTCGGGGCTGTTGTAGACGGCAAATTGGTCGGCGTTGTTCAAGTCGGCAGACCTGTTTCTCGAAATCTTGATGATGGAAAAACAGTTGAAGTTGTCCGTCTTTGCACCGATGGTACAAAGGATGTTTGTTCGTTCTTATATGCCAAAGCTGCTCGGATTGCTAAGGAAATGGGCTACGAAAAAATCATAACCTATATCCTCGAAAGCGAGAACGGCGTTTCCTTGAAAGCCGCAGGATGGGAGCAAGAATCGACTACAAAAGGTGGTGAATGGAATCGCAAAAACCGACCGAGAAACACGACTGCGCCAACTGTCCCTAAGAAGAGATATGGTAAGAATCTAATAGAAAAGCGTATTTCTTTTTATTCGGATTCTCCAATGGTTTTTGATAATGAATATCGCAATAATTCCATTGAGGAGGTGATAGATTGACTTTCATATTCGACTGCGAGGTATTCGCTTTTGATTGGCTCTTTGTGTTCAAAGACCTCGACAGCGGCGAATATACGGTCATCCACAACGACAATGAAGCGGTCAAGTCGTTCATGGAAAACGACCCTCTTCTCGCAGGTTTCAACAATAAGCACTACGACCAATTCATTCTGAAAGCGGTGCTTTCGGATGCAACCCCGGAACAAATCAAGGAACTCAACGACTATGTCATCGTTCACGGTGAGGTCGGATGGCAACATCCGCTCGTAAGAGACTGCAAGGTTTACTTCGAGCAATTTGACCTTTTCGATGACTGTCAGGCAGGACTTTCGCTGAAAGCGATTGAAGCCCATCTCGGAATGGATATTCGAGAGTCTGAGGTTGACTTCAACATCGACCGTCCGCTCACAGAGAAAGAACTCGAAGAGACTATCTTCTACTGTAAGCACGATGTTGATGCTACCGAAAAGCTCTACCACCTGAGAAAGAGCTACATTGAAAACAAGCTCATGCTTGGAAGAATCAAGGGTATTCCCGATAACCGGGCGTTGTATATGACAAACGCAAAATTGACCGCTGCTTATCTTGATGCCGTTCCGAAGGAGCATGATGATGAGCGGGAGTATGTCTACCCGGACAATTTGCTCAGAGAGTACATTCCTGAAGATGTATTCAGTTTTTTCAATCGTATCTACGACCACTCTCTTTCCGATGAAGAGGTGTTCAAGAGCAAGCTCAACTTCAAAATCGGAGACTGTGAGGTGACAATCGCCTACGGCGGGATTCATGGTGCTATCCCGTGTTATCGGGAGAAAGCGCAAAACGGTAGACATTTGAGAAACCGTGATGTCGGCAGCTACTATCCTCACCTTATGACATTGGACGGATATTGCAGCCGGAACATCCCCAACCCTCAGAACTATGCCGATATGCTCGAAGCCCGAATGAAAGCGAAGAAATCCGGGGACAAGGCAACCGCCAACGCATTAAAGCTCGTTGCAAACACGACTTACGGTGCGATGCTATCGAAGTACAACGACCTGTTTGACCCACTCATGGGGCGGTCGGTGTGCATCACCGGGCAGCTCCGGCTTTTAGAGCTTGCGATTCATCTTGTGAGAGAATGTCCCTCCCTGAAAATCGTGCAGCTCAACACCGATGGTATCATGGTGAGCCTTAGCGATGATGACCTCGAACGCTACGATGCTATCTGTCAGGAATGGCAGGACAGAACGGGCTTTGAGCTTGAAGAGGACACCATCTCTGAAATCATTCAGAAGGATGTCAACAACTATGTCGAGATTGCCATTGACGGCAGCACGAAAATCAAGGGCGGTCAGTTGGTGCGTGGTATTGCTCCGGCAGGAGCGTTCAATATCAACAACAATGCGACTATCGTTGCCAAAGCGATTCTCGACTACTTCGCAAAGGGTGTCTCGGTCGAAGATACCATCAATAGTTGTAACGACCTTCTCAGCTTTCAGCTTGTGGCGAAAGCATCGGGTCTCTACTCCGAGGTCAATCACATTGTTGGCGGCGAGAAAATCCCTGTTCAGAAATGCAACCGGGTCTACGCCGTCAAAGATACCCGATACGGAACACTTGTCAAGACCCATGCCGAAAAAGGTAACGATGCCAAAATCGGCGGTCTCCCTGAGCATTGCATGATTGACAATACCAACGAACTTACCGTTGCGGTACTCGACAGGTCTTGGTACATCAAGCTCGCTCAGAAGTATGTAAACGACTTTCTCGGAATCAAGCCGCCGAAGAAGAACACTCGTAAAATCAACAGCTTGAAAAAACAAATCCTTAAAATATTGGAGGTCTGAAAAATGGCAACAAAGAAAAATGAAGCAACCGTTGATACCGCCACAATGAATGTGTGGCAGAAGCTCCTTGCCGCAAGGATTGAGTTCCTTCGTAGGGGCGTAACAAAGTCGGGTGTCAACCTTCACGCCGAGTTCAAATACTTCGAGCTTGAAGATATTGTCCCCGTAGCAACCGAGATTTTCTCGAACTTCAACTGCGTATTCCTCACGAGCTTCCCCGATGGCAAGGCGGTCGGCAGATTCATCAACCTCGACAACCCCGATGAGCAGGTGGTCGTTGAGTTTACCGCCCGTTCCATTGCAGAGCCGGGCAAGTTCCGTATGAACGAGGTACAGGGTCTCGGTGCGGAAATCACCTATATGCGCCGTTATCTTTACTTCCTCATCCTCGATGTGGTCGAAGCTGATGCGTTCGATGCCGAGTCCGGCAAGGATGCTCCCGCTCCGAAAGCAGAGCCGAAGAAGCCCGTTTCCATCGAGAAGCGTGAGGAAATCAAACAGGGTCTCACCGCCCCGGAAGCCAACGCCGATGAGCTGCAAATCAAAGCTCTGAAAGCCGTCTTGAAAAAGCTGAAAGAGGTCGATTCTACTCAGGAAGAGTTCATTCAGCAGGTGGCAATTAAGACTGAGGGATTCACCAAAATCTCGAAGTCCGCTTGTGAGCAGCTTGTTTTGAAGGTCGGCGAAATGGTCGAGAACTACAACATCGAGGAGGAATAAGTCATGGAATGGTTAGAAGGAAACAAAATCAAGGTCGTACCCCCTAAGAGACCGAAGAAGCTGACGGCAACTCGATTTGCAACCGTTCTCGGTCTGAATCCGTGGTCTACGCCGTTCGAGGTATGGTGCGAAATCACGAGGACTTATCAGAAGCCTTTTGAGGAGACCATCTATACCGCCGCAGGTAAGACCATCGAGCCGAAACAGGCTCAGTTCATGAAGAAGTCCTACTTCATGACAAACATTGTCACCCCGACCGACATCTACGGCGAGGACTACTTCAACCGTACTTATGGAGACTTCTTCAAGGATGAGCCTATCTTCGGCGGTATGTGGGACTACCTGCTCTTCAATGAGAACAAGAAGCCTGTTACCGTCCTCGAAATGAAAACCACCAAACGAGCCGAAGATTGGGCTAAGGACATTCCCGAATATTACGCCCTGCAAGCAGCTCTGTACGCTTATCTGCTCGGAGTGGATGATGTCATTATGGTCGCTTCCTTCCTCTCTGACAAGGACTACAAAGACCCCGCGCAGTTCATTCCGAGTGCAAAGAATACCATCACCGTTCCTTTCAAGGTGTCCGAGAGATACCCTGAGTTCAAGAAGCTCGTGAAAAAGGCTGAGAAGTGGTGGAAAGACCATGTAGAGACGGGTATCTCCCCGGCGTTCGATGAGAAAGCCGATGCCGAGATTCTGAAAGAACTTCGCACAAACACCCTCAACCCTGAGTCGGACATTGAAGCTCTGCTCCGAGAGGGTGAGGAACTGAAAGCAGAAATCGACCGTCTCTCTGCCCCCATTGAGCCGCTTGAAAAACGCTTGAAGGTCGTTACTGACATCATCAAGCAACACGCTCTCGCTCAGTTCCGGGACGGTGATAAGAAGGTTTCCATCCGTGGAGAAAAGTACGAATGGAATGTTTCTCGCTCCGAAACCTCGGAAATCGACAAGGACGGTCTGAAAGCTGATGGCTTACTCGCTAAGTACACGAGAGCAAAGGTCAGCTACCGTATCACGACAAAAGCCATTGAGGAGGAAGCATAATGTATATCAATCCGTTCGTTGCAGGTGTTCTCGTTACCGTCATGGTCGAGCTTATCATCGTTATTGCGGGTGCAGTCATCGCAGCCGCTAACAAGAAAAGAAAGTGAGGAAAATACAATGAAGTTTACTAAGTTCGTCAAGTCCCTTGCATCCGAGGGCGTTATCTATGAAACCAATCAGATTCTCGAAAAGCGTTGGCTTGCTTCCGTTTCCGTTCTCATGGCTATTCCCGATACCGTGAGAAGCGTAACCGCTTCCGACATCAAGGAAGCCCCGGAAACCATCAAGAGAATCATCAACGGTATCGGCAACACGGTCGATGCCACTCTCGAAAAGGCTGTTATGCCTGTCGCAGACGGCAAAATCAAGGATTGCGTGAGAGTTTATCAGTCCGAGGACGGCGGTATCTCTCTTCCGATTTGTAATGATGACTATGGTCTCATTGAGAAGTCGGACATCACCGAGATTCTGTACCACTACGAGAATGACAACCCCATTCCTGATGCGCTGCTCATCAAGAAAGCCGGAATGATTCCGACAGATGACTACGAGTTGGTCGGTATCATCTTTCCCATCATCGAAGAATAACAAGGAGGATAAAGCAAATGGCTAAAATCGCATTGACTGAGGGTTTTTCCCTCATCCCGGAAGGAACGCACATTTTCAAAATCATCGAGGTCTCTTACAAGGAAGAGTTCGGCAAGTTGGAGGTCAAGATGAAAACCGCAAAGGGTCAGACCCATACCGAACGCTTCAACCTTATGAAGCAGGACGGGTCTATGAATGAGGGTGCGTACAACGCTTTCTCCTTCTTTGCAAAGACCGCTTTGCAGGACCACACGCTCACCGAAATCGACCACAACGACCTTGTGGGGCGGTATATCAAGTGTAGCGTTGAGCATGATGTTCAGCCGTCCAACAAAGACCCGAACAAGACCGTCACCTTCATTCGTCTCGGAGATAAGTCTCCCGCTGACGGTTTCGATGAAGAGGAAGTTCAGACTCCCGCTCCGAAGAAAGCTGCTTCTACCGCAAGCAAGGCAGCACCGAAGAAGAGCGGCGGTTTCGACCTCGACTCTCTATTGGGCTGACAATGGCAGAATCCAAACTGCTGAGGGAATGCACGAAATACCTTAGTTCTGAGGGTATCTACTATACGAGAAGTTCTCCGGGTGTCCTCGCCTGTATCAACGGGCAGTTTGTGATGTTCGAGTTCGAGGAAACAACACCACCTCGCAAGCTGACAGCGAGCGGCGGTCTCAGTTACCGCCCTCGCTCCTTGCGGGACTTCATCGGCAAAGTACGAGCAATTCAGAACGATACTTGCGGTAGGGAGTGAGGTATTATGGCATTAAAAATTGGAGGAACAATTCAAATGAGTACAAGTAAAGTCGAGCATCACGCTCATATCTGTGAGGAAATCAATAAGCTCTACGAGCGCAAAAATCACGACTACGGTGATAGCTTTCATCAAACTTTCACCGAAGAAGGGATGGCAATGGCTCGTATCCGTTTGGGAGACAAGCTCAGTCGCTTCAAGACTCTCTCCCGTGGCGGTGAGCAGAAGGTCAATGACGAGTCCATCCGGGACACATTGATTGACCTTGCCAACTATGCAATCATGACCGTGTTGGAAATGGAGGTTGCGAACAATGACGGGAAATGAATATCAGAAGGAAGCTCTGAGGACAGCGAGCGGTATGAACTATGAGCATCATGGTATGCTCATCAACGGTGTACTCGGCTTGTGCGGTGAAGCGGGTGAAGTTGCCGACATTGTGAAGAAAGCCACCTTTCAGGGTCACGAACTTGATACAAAGCATATTGCCGAGGAGCTTGGTGACTGTGCTTGGTATTTGGCAATCGCAGCCGCCGCTATCGGCATGGAGCTTGACGATGTTTTTGAAATGAACAAAACAAAGCTCCGTGAGAGATACCCTGATGGGTTTTCAAGTGAAAAGAGTATTCATAGAAAGGAGTACGAAGATGGACAGAGCCAACAGAATTAAGATTTTCAAATCCATGATGCAGTGTCTCGATGACCCGAAAATCCCGGAAAAGCTCGAAGAGTGGGGTTTCTTCGATGCACCTGCATCTACGAAATATCATGGCAACTACAAAGGCGGTCTTTTTGACCATTCTTTCGCAGTTACCGAAGCTCTCGTTGACCTTACCGAAAAGAACGGTCTCATTTGGCAATGCAATCGCTCTCCGTGGATTATCGGGATGTTTCACGACCTTTGCAAAATCGACCAATACCGTCATCCTGTCACGGGGAGAATCATTGATGGCGATAAGTGCTGTCCCGTCTACGATGAACAGGCATGGGAGTACAACACCGATACGCTTCTCAAAGGTCATGGGGACAAATCAGTTATGCGTTGTGCATCCTTGCTTCAACTAACAGAGGAAGAAGTCATGTGCATCCGCTATCACATGGGAGCGTTTACCGATAAGGAAGAATGGCAGGACTACACGAGAGCGATTCATCGCTATCCGAATGTTCTGTGGACTCATCAAGCCGACATGATTGCGGCTCATATAAAGGGGCTTTGATATGAAAATCATTAAACCGTATCACGAGATTCTTACCCCGATTGACGGGGTGTGGATGCTCAAACACATTGAAAGTTGTGGTCGTATCTGCTACAAGAGCGAACATAAAATCACCGATGATAGTTACCTCTCCTTCGTGAAAAACATCGTCAAGCGAGGACATGAAGCTGTTCTCGAACACTCATCTCTCTCCGTGAAGTTCGTATGCGATAGGGGCGTTTCTCACGAAATAGTTCGTCACCGACTCGCTTCCTACTGTCAGGAATCTACTCGGTACTGCAACTACTCGAAGGACGATTTTCAGAGCGAAATCACCGTTATTGAGCCGTCCTTCCTCGACAAGAGCGCAGCGGGGTATCGCATTTGGGAACGCTCCTGCAAAAACGCCGAGACCGCCTACTTCGACCTGCTCGACTTTGGTTGCTCTCCGCAGGAAGCACGAGCCGTTCTGCCGAACAGTCTGAAAACCGAAATCGTGATGACCGCCGACCTAAGAGAGTGGAGACATTTTCTGAAACTGAGAACTTCTCAGGCAGCTCATCCGCAGATTCGAGAGGTCGCTATCCCTCTGCTCAACGAACTCAAATCCCTCATTCCCGTCATCTTTGATGACATTGAGGTTTGAGATGAGCTATCGAAGGGTCGGCTATCTTGAACAATGTTGGTACATCATCCGCTACTTCGTCCGTAGCCTTTTCAGGAGGAAGCAGAAATGAGAGTAAAACAGTATAAGGGTAAGGTTTTCGGCGCAGACTTTACCGCCAAAGAGCGACTTGCTATGAACATCGAAATCAACCGTCAAATCGTTGAAGCCGACCGAAAGTACACAAACGATATTGATGCGATGGTCTTGTATACCCTTCATGTTCATCTTGGTTTCGGTAAGAAGCGGCTCAGGCGGTTTTGGGAAGCGTTTCAGCAGGAGCATAAAGCCCTCATTGAGTATTATCAAATGCCCGATGACGGCGCATGGCTCTGTCAGAGAAAATTGAAAGACATCGGCGTAGATGTCGAAGAATGGAACAAGGAGGTCAACGATGAGACTGAAAAACAACAAAGGTAAAGTCCATTTCATCATGGTTGCGGGGAAAGACTTCGTACAGAACGAAATGGGTATCAATGCCGCCAACGCTCTTATCGAAAAGGGCGAAGTAACCGAGAGTAAGCAGTTTGAGGGTTATCCCATTTGCGTTGACGGCAAGTACTTCTTCGAGGGTACATACTCAAAGAAGAAAAAGAAAGCTGCTGCATCCCCGGAGGTTGAGCCGGAAGATGCGGCCAAACAGGGATAACGCTCTGTGAGATACGCTAATCTCCCATCCGACATTACCGCTCTCCCTCAATGGGTCTGTGCGTGGAATGGCTCGAAGATACCGATGAAAGCCAATGAACGCAAAGGTGCATCGTCCGTCAACCCGGAAACTTGGTGCGATTTTGAGACGGCACAGAAAGCCGTCAGCGATGGTATCTACGACCATATCGGGTTTGTGTTCAACAACAATGGAATTGTAGGTATTGACATCGACTGCGGTTTTGATGAGGACGGCTTTTTATCCGAAACGAGTATCGACATCATGCGAGCTTGTCGGTCATATACCGAAAAATCAAGAAGCGGTAGAGGTGTTCACATTCTGCTCAAAGGCAATTTACCCTTCAAGGGTAAAAATAACGGTAATGGGGTGGAGATTTACAAGAGCAGCCGATACTTCATCGTTACGGGCGAAAAGCTCATCTATGAGACGATGATAGAAAATCAGGAAGCGATTGATTATGTTGTCGGCAAGTATTTCCCGGAAACCGTGAAGGAAAACGACAAATCGGGCAGCTCTCAGCGTATCTATTCCCCATTGTACGAGAAGCCGGAGAACGGGAAAATCTCCATCAGACCGAAGTACCCGCCCATACCGAGAGGAATGAGAAACCTGTCCCTCACCTCTCTCGCTGGGCAGCTTCACAATCAAGGTTACTCGAAAAAAGAAATCTATCAAGAGCTTCTACACGCAAATCAGGTCGCTTGTTCTCCTCCACTTCCTACGAGTGAGATTCAGACCATCACGAACAGCGTTACGAAGTACAGGAGGTAAGAATGAACGAGGAGTTTATAGCAAAACTGCTCGCAGAACTCTTCGGCTTTCCGTGTAACTTCTCCCCATGCGAGGAGGAGTTGCACAACTCCGAAGAGAACTGTGTTTGGTGCGAAGAGCATTGCAATAAGTGTGATGAAGCCGATTGTTGGATGCACTATTTTGAAGTCAAATACAAGGAGGTGAGTAAAAATGAGCGAAGAAATGATGACTGAGGTGACTCCCGAACTGTTTCAACTGAAAAGCGGTCAGCTCATCCTGTCCGAAGAGCTTTCGAGAAAGATGTTTTACATCATGAACGCTCACCCGGAATCCCGGCAGCTCGACAACAGCGGGTATTCATGGGATGAAAGCGGCATGGCAGAACTCTTCTCCGAGTGTTATAAGAACGACACCCGGTACTGCCCGGAAGCAAAGTCGTGGTACACTTACGACAACGGTGCATGGCGCAAAGATGTCGGCTCTCTGCTCGTGGCTGAGAAAATCAAGGAGTTTACTCGTCTGATGGTCTTATACTGTGGAGAAATCACCGATGAGGAAAAGCGCAAGAGCTATTTTGCGTTCGTAAACAAGATGGGAGATAGGCGTTTCCGTGACAGGTTGATGAAGGATGCCGCTTCCGTCTACCCCATCTCAGCATCTCAGTTCGATGCAAACCCAAACCTCATCAACTGTCTTAACGGTACATACGACTTGGAGACCATGAGCTTCCGGGAACACGATTGGCGAGACTATCTCACGATGCAGACCAATTTTGAGTACACCATGCAGGATGACATTCGCTGTGAGCGTTGGGAAGAGTTTATCCGTGAGGTTACGAGCAATGACAAAGAGAAAGCCGACTACCTGCAACGAGCGTTAGGTTACTCCATGCTCGGTACTTCCAAAGAAGAGTGTATGTTCATCCTTCACGGCAAAACGACCCGTAACGGTAAGTCAACGCTGCTCGGAACGATTCACCACCTGCTCGGAGATTATGCTTCTGTCTCCCCCGTGTCGATTATCTGCAAGACCGACAGAGCGAAGAACGCAGAAGCAGCTTCCCCCACAATCGCCGCCCTTAAAGGAAAGCGGTTTGTAACAATGGCAGAAAGCAATCAGTATGGTAAACTCGATGAGGAGGTTATCAAACAGCTCACGGGCGGTGAGGAGATAACCGCCCGGAATCTGTACGAGAGCATGATGACCTTCCTCCCACAGTTCACAATGTGGTTGTCCTGCAACGACCTTCCGAGTGTGCAGGATAAATCCCTGTTCGCTTCCGACCGTGTAAGGGTCATCGAGTTCAACAGGCACTTCACAGAGGAGGAGCGGGACGAGAGCTTGAAAGATGCTTTCAGAACACCCGAAGCAATGAAGGGTATCTTCACTTGGCTCGTAATTGGTTACTTCCGCTATAAGCGTTTCGGGCTGAAAATGTCTGAGAAGATGAAGGAAGTCATCAAACAGTACGAGCGTGACAACGACCTTGTGTTGCAGTTCCTCGAAGAGCGTTGCGAGAGAAATGAGGATGCAAGTACGAGAGCAAAGAGCCTGTTCGATGCCTATAAGATTTGGTGTAAGAGCAATGGGTATTATGTTTGCACCTCGAAGAAGTTCAACGCAGGACTCGAACAACACCCGGAATGGCACAACGGCAAGAAGGTATCGCATGGGTACACTGTTTTTGACGGTGTTTCCCTGAAAACCTGTTCATAAATTATTCACAAAGCCTATTTAGCGAGCGTTTTGGGTAGAGCGGGTAGAGTAAATTAGCTTTTTTCTATAAAGTGTCTTATAGAGAGTACTATATAGAGGACTTTACTGAAAAAGCCGATTTTCCTCTACCCACTCTACCCGACAGGCAGAAAGGAGCATACGAGATGAAAGACAAAGAATTGACTGACATCGGTCAGCAGGTAGCAAAAAGAGGGAGACCGAAAGGCTCAGGCGGCAACGAAAGGAAAGACCTTTCTTGGAACGGAAATGAAAATCTTTTACCGGGGGATAGGGGTCGATATTTGCGACACGCTCTTGCGAGTTGGGACTTGCCTGAGATTGATATATCCGATGAGAAACAGGTTGAAGAGCGTATCATTTGGTACTTCAATCATTGCGTGGAAGATGACATCAAGCCGACTGTTTCCGGGATGTGTAACGCACTTGGTATCGACAGAAGAACATTCTATACTTGGCAGGTTGGAGAGTATAGAGAGAACACGCACTCTCCCATTATTAAAAAAGCGAGGGCAATTCTCGAAGAAATGTGGGAAGATTGGATGGTCGATGGCAAGATTAACCCGGTCGTTGGAATCTTCCTCGGAAAGAATCACTTCGGCTATGCCGACAAGCAGGACATCATTGTTACGCCGAACAACCCTCTCGGTGAAGCAAGAGACCCGGAAGAGGTGCGACAGCGTTATCTTGATTCCGTGGTGGTTGATGAGCTTCCACCCGATGACGGCGAGGAAAACGGCTGAGAAAATAAACTTTTTCATTTTCCGAAAAGCCGCAGAAAGGACTTTTCAGAAGGTTGAAAATCGGCTCGGCAAAGTTCGCCCCGGCTAACTTTCACCGAAACAAAACGAAAAGTGAACGAAAAGAGACCCATTCGGGCGGCGGTGCTGCTCCGGGTGGGTCTCTCGGCCGTTTTTCGGGCGTGGCTCTGTGCGCCCTCTGCGGCTCTCTGTGTGGCGCTTGCGTGTCGGGTAGTATCTCTATACCCTCGCCGCCTTGCGTGGCTCTGTGGGCGTTCTGTGGGCGTTCTGTGGGCTTCTGTGAGGGCATAAGGATAGCCGCCCGGCGTTATCTCCGGGCGGCTATGCGGTCAAATATGGATTTGTGCGGCTTCTGAGCTTCCCACCATTGCACCCGCTCGGCTATGGCTTCGGGCGGTGTCATGGGTATTTTGATAAGCTCGCAGCCCTTCGGCGTGAGGTAGTACCCGAAACCGTAGCGGGGCAGCGTTTCCGCCCCTTTGATGTTTATGATGTTTCGGGAGTCCTGAGCGGTCGGACATCGTAGCGCAACCCGTGAATCAAGATTGACTTTGATTTGACCGTTGATAATGTCCTGTGTCGGTCGTTGGGTGGCAAGAATCAAATGCAGGTTTGCGGCTCTTCCGAGTTGTGCAAGGCGTATTATTTGCGGCATGGTTTCCCGCTTCTGCGTGGTCATGAGGTCGGCGAACTCGTCCACAATAACAAATATGTCCGGCTTGGTGCTTTTCTTTTGTCGGGCGGCTTGCATTCGCTTGTATCGCTCTTCCATGACCTCGACAGCGTACACCAAAGCGGCGGCGATGTCGGGCGGCTCGCTCGCATGTATGAGCGTGTGCGGTAGTTCCTTATAGTCGATAAGTTCAACCCGTTTCGGGTCTATCAAGATGAAGCGGTAGCGGTGCGGGGCTTTGTAAAGTGCGGTATAAATGAGCGTGTTCAAAAGTACGCTTTTGCCGCTTCCCGTACTTCCTGCAATGAGTAAATGCGGTTGTTCGAGCATATCGAGACAGACCGCCGCCGCCGTTCCTCCGGGCGTTTTCCATTCCTTCGGCATTGTTTCACCTCCTACGAAATGAGCCGGGACGAACTGCCCCGGCTCGGTGTCTTTCGTTGTTATTTGCGGGTGATTGCGTAGGCGTTGAAGGTCTTACCGTTGCCGACCTGCCGCCACTCATAGCCGCAAGACTCGAACACGGAGCGGAAGCAGGAAACCCCACAACCACCATCAAAGGACGGCAGCCCGGCGAAAGTGTGGACGGAATACGGGAAACCCTCGCCGCTCTCGGCGTGGTCGTACAGAATCCGCATAATTTCGGGATTTTGATTTATAGCGGAAGCAATAGCCGCCGATTCCTTATCATAGCCGCAGCCGCTCGCCGTTCCGAAGGTGCGCCGCTGTTCTGCCGTGATGGTAGCGTGTGGGATGCTTCCCCATGTGCGAGAGCGAGTGAACTCAACCGAAATATTAACCGATTCGGGCAGCTTGCAGGATTCAGCGAGGGCGAGAGCTTCAAGGCGTTTTGCCGTGTTCTTGGCTTCCTCTCTTGCCTTCTTCGCTTTCATCTTGGCGAGAATGTCGGCGGCGGGTTTCTCTTCGGGTGCTGTGTTCTTGATGGCTTCAAGGGTTTTCGGGGTGGTGTACTGCTTCAAATACCAACTTGCGAGAATGTCGGCGGCGGTCTTGGTTTCAATCTCTTGATTGAACTTGTTGAGGGTTTCGGCTTCGTGGTCTGCTATTGCCTTTCTGATGTTCGGGTGTCTCTCGGTGTCGATGATGTCGAGGTTTAAGAAGTGCTTGACAAGTTCGCAAAAGCGAGTCCATGCGCTTTCCTTGCTCTCTGCGCCCATGTTGGCGCAATATGCGAGGTGTTCGACCTCCTGCACCTGTTCGGCGGTCAGCGTTTCGGGGTTGATGAACTTTTCGAAGCGGTCGAGGGTGTCGCAAGTTAACATTGTTTTTTTCATGGTGTTTCCTCCTTGTAATTGTGCCGGGTTTGTGCTATAATGGAGGAGCAGCCGCCCGGCGTGGGTTGGTTTGTGTGAGCGTTCCCGGTCTTGCTTTCTCAGGGCTTCCGGGTGCGCTCTCTTTTTTTTACGGTATCATTATAGCACATTCGCATTTACTTGTCAAGAGTTTCTGCGAAAGTTTTTCAAGATTTTCTGCGATTGTTAGCCGTTCGGCGTTTAAAGCTGCGTTTTTCCCGCTGTCCGGCTCGGCGTGGGTCATTGTTCCGGCGTTCCGGGGCGGTATACCCCCGGAGGGGGAAACCGGCCGGGGCTTTCGGGGCGGGTGAGGGTCGTAACCACTCGCAAAAAATAAAAAGGCAATTCGCAAAAACCTATTGACATTCGCATAAACTTGTGGTATAATAAATGCGAACAGGAGGAAGATACCATGAACTTCAAAAACGCAGTTGGATATATTCGAGTCAGCACCGAAGGACAAGTCGGAGACGATAAGTTCGGTATTGATTCTCAAAAACAATCCATTCTCCTCTACGCCAACGAGAATGGGTACAATATCGTGGAATGGTTTATCGACAAGGCTGTGAGCGGTGTCAAAGACAATCGCCCTGAGCTTGACAAGATTCTCTATGGAACTGATGTAACCAATCCCCCCTACGAAGCGGTCATCGTTGCAAAGTCCGACCGTATGGCGAGAGACATCAAGCTCTACTTCTACTACCTTTACACCCTCGAAAAGAAGAACATCAAGCTCCTGAGTGTCTGTGAGCAGTTTGATGACGATAACGGTCTAAGCGGTATCTATCGCTCCATCATGCTTTTCGTGGCAGAGCAGGAACGGCGTAACATTGCAATGAGAACAAGCAGCGGTCGTAGAATCAAGGCGAAAGCCGGAGGTTATAGCGGCGGTCGTAGCCCTTACGGATACAAGGTGGAAAATAGTCAGCTTGTTATCAATGAGGATGAAGTGCCTATTGTCAAAGCGGTCTTTGAGGGTTTGGATGCAGGTCGTACCCTTTGGGACATTGCCGATGGTCTTACTGCCGCAGGTTATACCACCCGCAAAGGTACACCCTTCCGTGAGTCCAATGTGAGAAGCATCCGAGACAATCGCCCCTTCTATGAGGGAATGTATAAGTACGGCAAGGACATGAATTGGGTCAAAGGCGTTCACGAGCCGATTCTCAAAAAGGAGGGATAAACGATGATATGGGCGTTTAAGATGTTTTTTAAGATAATCGGGAAAGTTTTGCTTTACTCGTTTTGCATCCCATTCGCCATTGTCTGTTTGCCTTTCTATTTGCCGTACTATCTCATCAAAGAGCGTAAGAACAAGAAAAACGGTCTGATGATAAAGCGAGGACGAATACCAAAGTATTCACCGTCCATGTCCGGGCAGGATTACGAAGTGTATTGTGCAAAGCGACTCGCCCATGAGGGGTATCATAATCTCTCAGTTACTCCGGGTAGTGGGGATTTTGGAGCGGATGTTATCGGTTACGACCGCAAAGGTCGGAAAGTATGCTTTCAATGCAAGTTGTATCAAAGTTCGGTCGGAGTTTCAGCCGTTCAGGAAGTTTTAGCCGCAAAGCAGTATTATAGCGGAGACCGGGCGGTTGTTATTACCAATTCAACTTTTACTCCTGCTGCTCGCAAATTGGCTAAGAGCGGAAATGTGCAGCTCATTGAACGGTATTACGAAAAAGGTGCGGATGACCTTCGGTGGATTGATACAATCGAGGAATATCACGCCGCCATAGATTAAGGCTCTCGCAACAGGGCGATGAGTAACAGTCAACAGGGACTACCTTCGGGTAGTCCTTTTCTTTTGGGAGGTAACGAAAGTGGATAACGAAAAACTCATATCCAAAATATTTTTTGAAATACAAAAAGACCCCTCTGACTACCGGGCATACGAGGATGTGTTTTCACTTTGCCGCAGTATTGAGGAGTCCGACTTCAAATTGGCGCACGACACCAACGCTGAGTTGCGGTCGTATATCAGCCGGGGAATGAAGACCTCGGCGTATGCAAAACTGTTTGACCTGTATCGGCGCAGCTTGCTATTCGATGCACCGTATAAGTTCGACAGCTATCTTCTCTACATCGAAATCAACCGAAAGCCGGAGGAGCGATTTTATCAGCCCCGCCGCCGTATTCTGAAACAGGTTGTGGATAATCTGCAAAAGCTCGTAGACGATGAACTCGATGAGCTGTTTATTTCCATGCCCCCTCGTGTCGGCAAGACTACCATTCTGATGTTCTTTGTCACTTGGCTCATTGGGCGAAACAGCGAGTCATCCAACCTGTATTCCGCATACTCCGATACCATCACCAAAGCGTTCTACAACGGCGTATTGGAGACTATTCAAGACCCCGTGACATATCTGTGGAAGGATGTATTTCCCTCTGCGAAGGTGGTACAGACCAACTCTGCCGATGAGACCCTGAACATCGACCGTAAAAAGCGTTATCCCTCACTGACCTGCCGTTCTCTCTACGGTACTCTGAATGGTGCGTGTGACTGCAACGGCGTTGAAATCTCCGATGACCTTATCGGCGGTATTGAAGAAGCGATGAACAAAGACCGTTTGATGTCTGCGTGGAGCAAAGTTGATAACAACCTGCTTCCTCGTGCGAAGGAAAAGGCAAAAATCCTTTGGTGCGGTACTCGGTGGTCTATGATTGACCCGGCAGGACTTCGCATGGAACTTCTGCAAAATGATGAGCGATTCAAGACTCGCCGTTTTGCGGTCATCAATCTGTCGGCACTTGATGAGAACGATGAGAGCCAATTTAATTACGACTACGGCGTGGGTTTCAGTACAGAGTACTATCAGCAGCGGCGAGCTTCATTCGAGCGCAACAACGATATGGCTTCTTGGGCGGCTCAGTATATGGGTGAGCCGATTGAAAGAGACGGTGCTTTGTTCACCCCGGATGACTTCCGCTATTACAATGGCGAACTTCCAACCGATGTTGAGCCTGACCGTATCTTTATGGCGGTAGACCCGGCGTTCGGCGGCGGTGATTTTGTTGCATCCCCGGTCTGTTATCAATATGGTGAGGACATTTATGTTCACGAGGTGGTGTACGACAACCGGGACAAGAAGGTTACTCAACCGCTGCTCGTCAAGGCGGTCATGGAACACAATGTTCAGGCAATGCAGGTTGAAGCAAATAAGTCTACCGAGTCGTACAAAGAGGGCATTGAGGAAGAATTGAAGAAACAGGGCTACCGTCTGAACATCACAACGAAAGCCGCTCCCACCGACAAGGCAAAGTATCAGCGCATTTTCGATAAAGCCCCGGATATTCGAGAGATGATGATTTTTAGAGAGCCGGGAAAACGGGATAAAGCCTACTCCCTCTTTATGCAAAATGTGTTCTCTTATAAGATGCTCGGTAAAAACAAAAACGATGATGCACCCGATAGTCTTACAATGGCTGTGAGCATGGTACGAAATCCGATGGGGCGTTGTGAGGTTTTCCGAAGGACTTTTTGATTTGCTTGTTCTCCAATGGTTTATTTACACAAAACCACTTGACAAAGCATTGGAGATATGCTATAATGGTATGTGTATAAGAATAGGTACTTGAAGGAGGTGGGCTGAGTGGCTATGACTCGTACATTGACAGGCAGGACTGTCATCTATACCGATGTGGATGTTATCGACAGAAGTAATGTCGTGGAAGTTCTGAATAAGGCTCTCGAAACTCACGATGTCAACAAGAATGACATTCAGTACCTTTACGACTATTACAAGGGTAAGCAGCCCATTCTTGAAAGAGTGAAAGACATTCGTCCCGAAATCAACAATAAGTTGGTTGAAAACCGGGCAAACGAAATTGTGTCTTTCAAGGTCGGCTATCTCATGGGTGAGCCGATTCAGTATGTTTGCCGTGGTGGAAGCGATGAGCATTCCGAAGCCATCAATCAGCTCAACGAGTTTGTGTTCGCCGAAGATAAGGCGGCGAAGGACAAAGAGCTTGCCGATTGGTTTACCATTTGCGGTACTTCTTTTCGCATGGTACTCCCGGATGCCGTTGACGATGATGTTGACGAAGCCCCTTTCGAGATTTATACTCTCGACCCTCGCTATTCCTTTGTGGTCTATCACAATGGTCTCGGCAACAAACGCAAGATGGGTGTAAAGTACATTATCAAACAGGACAACAGCATTGTGTATAGCGTATACACCGATGCAATGTACTTTGAAATCAAAGACGGTAAAGTTCTCAAAGCAGAGCCGCACTCTCTCGGATGTGTCCCAATCATCGAGTACCCGGCGAACACCGCTCGGCTCGGTGCGTTTGAGATTGTCCTTCCTCTCCTCGATGCAATCAACGAGGTCGGAAGTAACCGTCTTGACGGTGTTGAGCAGTTTGTTCAGTCCATTCTTCTCCTCAAAGGTGTTGACATTGATTCTGATGACTTCAAGGCTTTGAAGGAAAACGGCGGTCTGAAAGTTCCACCCGAAGGAGATGCAAAGTATCTCGTTCAGGAACTCAATCAAACTCAGACTCAGACCCTTGTCGATTATATGTATCAGACGGTGCTTACCATTTGCGGTATGCCTAACCGAAACGGCGGCAGCTCTACGAGCGATACCGGGTCGGCGGTCATTATGCGTGATGGTTGGTCTGCCGCCGAAGCGAGAGCAAAAGACACTGAGCTGATGTTCAAGATGTCCGAGAAGGAGTTTCTGCGTTTGGTTATCTCCATTGCAAATACTCTTCGAGATATGAACTTGAAGCTCTCTGCAATCGAGATACGCTTCACTCGCCGTAATTACGAGAACATTCAGGAAAAAGCGCAGGTGCTTACTACGATGCTCTCGAACAATAAAATCCATCCTCGACTCGCTTTTGAACACTGTGGTCTCTTCGTAGACCCGGAACTCGCTTATACCGAAAGCAAGGAATACGCCGAAGAGCGTGAAGCCGAACTTCTGAAAGAATTGGAAACTGACTCCGCTCACAAAGATGACGGTGGCGAGGATGACTCAGACGAAAGCGAGGATAATGATGACAACGCTGAAAGCGATTGACGGCTCTTGTGACAAGAACGGGGAGATTGTTCTTCACCTGTTTTTGTCGGACGGAAGTCAGGAAACTTTTAAGTTGTCTCGTTCCGATGTTGTCGCTTTCCTCGACAAGGAGGTGTGAACGATGTACGAATATACCGATAAGGTCATCCGTTATATGCGGAAGAAGTTCATTCGGTTGTTCAATCAGTTCAACGGTCTTACCTCCTTTGACGAATTGAATGTTATTCAGTCCTCTAAATCTCTCTACGAAGAGTTGGAGAAGATAACAGAAGAAGGTCTCCTTTTAATAGCCAAACGAGCCTACAAAGACCAAAGCGGCAAGTTTGCAGATGCAATCTCTGTCGCTTGGTTGCTCGGATGGTTGAACGACTACAACCCTGTAACGAAGTATGTGTATATGCACGAAATCGAACGAAAGTGCGCTCGGTTTGCCGAGAGTGTTCTCGCAAGCGACAATCGTGCGAAAGAAACTGAAACGGCTCTTCGTTATTGGTCTAACATGGTTACACAGTACGCTATCGACATTACCGATAAGGCGGTTGAACAAGCCTATCTCGATAACGATGTCGAAAAAGTAATATGGGTAACAATGAAGGACGAACGGCGTTGTACCGAGTGTCGAAAGCGAGACGGTAAAATCTACGACATTGCAAAAGTACCGCCGAAACCCCACTTGGGGTGCAGGTGCTATCTACTGCCATATTGGGGAGGTACAGACTGATGGCAACAGCAGTAATTGACTCGAAGCTGTTTACGGCTGAGGTCATTGAGGAGATTCAAAGAATCCTCAAACATGGCAACTCAGTTGAATTGAAGCGGGAAAACAGCCGACTCGTGGTAGTCGAGATTCAACGAAAAGTGAAAATTAAGACCTCTGCAAATGGGTAGAGGGAAACAGCCAACAGGGGCTATGAGCAAAATGCTTGTAGCCCCTGTTCTTTTTTGATATAACAGCCGAAAGGCTTGATATATGAGAGTGAACTCTAAACGCAAGGGTCAGACAAGACCGTAAAACAGACAATAGTGCTGAGTGAACAGCCTTGTTAAACGCAGGAGGTAATTGATATGGCAAAAATCGACATCACCAAAATCGAAGGGTACGACAAGATGACCCCGGAGGAAAAGCTCGCAGCTCTTGAAGCGTTCGAGTATGAGGACAACTCTTCTGAGTTGGAAAAATACAAGAATGCCGCTTCTAAGGCAAACTCCGAAGCTGCTGAGTGGCGTAAAAAGCACAACGCTCTTCTGTCCGAGGAAGAACAGAAGAAACAGGCAAACGAGGAAGAGCTTACTACTCTTCGTGCAAAGGTCGAAGCAATGGAAAAGGAAAAGCTCATTGCCGGACACAAGGCTCAGTTCCTTGCTATCGGTTACGATGAAGCTCTTGCCGATGCTACCGCTAAGGCTTTGGCTGATGGAGATACCGCTAAGGTGTTTGCCAATCAGAAAAAGTTCCTCGAAACGCACGACAAAACTCTGAAAGCGGACTTGCTCAAAAAGACACCTGCTCCCCCTGCCGGAGACGGCGGGGACACAATGACTCTCGACAAGCTGAGAAAAATGTCTCCGCAGGAGCGTTATGAGTATTCCGAAAAGAATCCCGAAGAATACAAAAAACTTTATGGAGGTAATGAATAATGGCTAATACCGTATATCCGAATTTTTACCTGTCTAACGAGGTAGAAGACCAGTACAAGTCTCATCTTGACTTGCAGCAGTTCTGCACCGTTGACAACAATCTTGTCGGCACTCCCGGCATGATTCGCAAAATCAATGTCTATAAGGCTACCGATGGTACTGAAAAGCTCGCAATCGGTGCGGGTAACTCTAAGTCCATCGAGGTTGGTTATACCCCGAAGGAGTACACGATTCTGCTCGCTCAGAACAGATTCAAGTATTATGACGAACAGGCTATGACCGACCCGCAGCTTGTCCCTGTTGGCACTCGCCACATGGGTACTGACCTGTTCAATACCGTGAACGCTGACATCTATGCGGAGTTTGTAAAGGCTACTCAGGTAGTTCTCGGCACGAAGTTCAACTTTGATATTTTCGCTGATGCTCAGTCTGTGCTTGCGCTCGAAAACCTCGAAGATGTTACCATCTTTGCTTTCGTGTCTCCCGCCGATGTCGCTGACATCCGTAAGGAACTGAAAGACACCTTGCAGTATGTCGAAGCGTTCGCAAAGAACGGGTATGTCGGCACTGTGGCAGGTGTGAACATCTACACGAAGAAGGATGCAACTTCCGGCTCTATCTACATGGGCACGAAGGAAGCCGTCACTCTCTTCAACAAGAAGGGCGTTGAAATCGAGCAGGAGCGTGATGCCAACACTCGTGAGAATCGTATCTTCTCTCGTAAGTACTACCTTGCGGCTCTCACCAATGAGACGAAGGTTGTCAAGCTCTTCAAGGGTACTGCTACCGCCGCAACCGAAACTACGGTTACTGCGGGTACTACCTACTACAAGAAGGTAGGCAACGGCTATGTTGCGGTTACTCCCGCAACGGGCGACAACCCGAAGACCAGCGGTTGGTACACCATTGCGTAAAAAATGAAAGGAGGCAAGCAACATGGTATGGACTGACGAAGAAAAACTCACGATGCTCAAATCCCTCTTGAATGAGGAAAAGGGCGAGGAGACCGCAGACAGCGTGTTACTTGCCTATCTTTCTTTGGCGGGTCGAAAGGTTATTCAAAAAGCCTATCCCTACCGGGATGATGTTGAGATAGTGCCGGACAAGTACGCAACCAATCAGGTTGAAATTGCTTGCTATCTTCTCAACAAGCGTGGTGCGGAGGGAGAGACCTACCATAGCGAAAATGGTATCAACCGTTCCTACGAAAACGCCGATGTGCCTGAGTCGATGCTATCGAGAGTACTTCCCTTTGCGGGGGTGTTGAAATGAGATGCTTACGCCGAAATAAGCGAAAGTTCTACTACGCACTCTTTAAGGAAAAGGTCGCTATCAAAGATGAGTACGGCAATGACAGCGGTGAATACAAGGTGGTCTATGAATCTCCCGTTGAGATGAAAGCCAATGTGTCAGCCGCTACGGGCGAAGCTCAGGTTGAGCAGTTCGGTAACTCTCTTCTGTATGATAAGGTCATTATCACAGACGATGTTACCTGCCCGGTCGATGAACACTCTGTCCTTTGCATCGACTCTTCTCCCGCCTATGACAAGGACGGAAACCTGATTTACGACTACATCGTGAAGAAGGTCGCTCGGTCTCTCAACACGGTCTCATTTGCGGTAAGCAAGGTGGAAGTATCGTGAAGAAAATCAAGTGTACTCTCGGAACGCTGCACAAGGCGATTACCGAAATCGAAAGCTACCAAAAAGAATTGGATGAAAAAGTCCATATCCTTATGGAACGGCTTGCCGAAATCGGAATCGAAGAAGCAACAGTGCGGTTTGCAAATGCAATCTATGACGGCACAAATGATGTGCGAGTGAATAACACCCCTGTTTGGATAGACAAAAACAAGTTGGCTATCTCCGCAACGGGCAAATCCATCACTTTCATTGAGTTTGGCGCAGGTGTGCATTACGCAGCCGAGAGTCACCCGAAAGCAGGAGACTTTGGTTTTACTCGTGGCGGGTATGGCTATCACTTAGGTAAGCTCGACTCGTGGCGATACTCAGGCAATCCCGGAACAAACGGCGAGGTCATCACCGAGGGCAAGCATCAAGGCGAGGTCAAAACCTACGGTAATCCGGCAAACCGGGCTTTATATGATTCCGCTAAGAAAATGCGAGAGCAGATAACAAAAATTGCTGAGGAGGTGTTCGGTAAATGATTGATGTGGAAAACGAGATTTTTACGAAGGTCGCTACCGAACTTCGTACTCAGTTCCCGAAGGTCAATGTCTATGGTGAGGATGTGCGTAGTCCTTCATCTTTTCCGTGTGTCAGCATCGTAGAAGCCGATAATTATACGGTCAAGCGAACGCAGGACTCCGGGAGAAACGAGAATCACGCTAATCTCATGTATGAGGTCAATGTTTACTCGAACAAAACGAGTGGAAAAAAGACCGAGTGCAAGGAAATCATCGCCGTCATTGACGATATTCTATTGGGTCTTGGGTTTACCCGCACAATGAAAAACCCTGTTTCGATGGACGATGCTACTATTTATCGAATGGTTACTCGATATACGGCTATCGTCTCTACCAATCAAACAATTTACAGGAGGTAATAAGTAATGGCTATTTCCACTTATAAGGTCTTTCTGATGAAGAAAGGCACAAGCGGCAGCACTTACACGAAGGTCGTTGACATCAAAGACTTCCCCGACCTCGGCGGTGCGCCCGAAATGCTCGAAACCACCACCCTTTCGGATGGTATGCAGACCTACATCCCCGGCATTCAGTCTCTTGAAGCGTTGGAGTTTACCGCCAACTACGACAAGGATGACTATGCTACTCTCGCCGCTATGAAGGATACCGAAACGGAGTTCGCTGTTTGGTTTGGCGGTACTGAGTCGAACGGTGTTGTTACGCCTACCGGGTCTGAGGGCAAGTTCGAGTTCAAGGGCAAGCTCAGTGTGTTTGTTGTGGGCGGCGGCGTGAATGAGGTGGTCGATATGACTATCACCATCGCTCCTTCCACTCCCATCACCGTAGCTGCTGCCTAAGACCGTGAAACAAGGAGGAATGTATCATGGCTAAGACTATCAACTTTACCTTCGAGGGTACGGATTATACTCTCGAATACACGAGAGCTTCTGTGGCAGCTCTTGAAAAACAGGGGTTTAACATCGGGGATATTTCCGACAAACCTCTTACCACTCTTCCCGCTCTCTTTGCAGGAGCGTTTCTCGCTCACCATCGTTTCGTGAAGCGTGAAGTCATCGACCGTATTTTTGAGAAGATGACAAACAAGATGGACTTGGTAATGCGACTCGCTGAGATGTATAACGAGCCTATCGAAGCACTTGTCGATGAGCCGGAGGAGTCCGAGGGAAACTTGACTTGGGGAACGAGTTGGTAAGTGACTCGCAACCCCACCGGGGCGGCGAATCGAAAGGGTTTGCCGCCCTTTCTTATACTGAGGTGTTCTACAATCACTTACCATATTACTTGGCTATCGGCATGACCCCCGAACAGTTTTGGGACGGAGATTGCCGATTGACGGAGAGTTACCGAAGAGCTGACGAGTTGAAGCAGCGGCGAAGGAATCAAGACCTTTGGTTACAGGGAATGTATTTTTACGAAGCTCTGTGCGATGTGTCTCCTATCCTTCAAGCCTTTGCAAAGAAAGGCACGAAGCCTACTCCGTACTCTCCTGAGCCGTATGCCGTTACCGAAAAGCAGGTCAAAGAAAAGAAGGAACGGCAAGAACGCCTTAGATACGAAAAAACGAAGGCAAAAATGGCAGCGTGGGCGGCAAAGACCAATACACAGCTTGCTATTCGAGCCGGGAAGGAGGTAGACGGTGGATAACACGATTGACACCTTACAAATCGAAATTGAATCTTCGACTACCGATGCACAGCGTGGGTTGACGAAGTTGAAGAACTCCCTCCAAAAGCTGACTGAGATGAGTAACGCTGTTGCCAACATGAACAGTGATGGTATCTCGAAGTTAAAGGAAATGGCACAGGGTGTTGAATCCCTTGCAAATGCCGGGAGTAATCCCGGTCTGAGTGCCGCTGTTTCCGAACTGAGAAAGCTCTCAAAGATTGACTTTTCTAACCTCGGTGCGGGGTCTGAGAAAATCTCTGAGATTGCCGATAAGGTCGGTGAAATCACAAACGCAAATCCGACCTCTACCATTACTCCCCCCGAAACTTCTACCGAAACTGTTCCCATCGCTCCGAGTGTGGATGTTGAGGAGACGAAAAGCAAGCTGTCGCAGCTCAAAGAGTTTGCAGCCAACATCTTTTCCTCTATCAAGACCGGGGCAACCACTGTCTTTGGCGGGGTAGCAAAGGTTATTGGCGGTGCGTTCAAGGGTATTGTGACGGTTTTTCAAAAGCTCGGCAGCGCAGCTAAAAGTGTGTTCGGGGCAATGAAAAAGCTCGGCAGCTACATCGGTGGGAAGCTCAAAGGCGCAGTAGGCGGTGCGACTAAGAAGTTCAGCGGATTTATTCGCTCTATGGGTCGTGTCGCTATGTACCGGGCTATTCGTTTCGTTCTGTCTCAGATTGCAACCGCATTCAAGGAAGGAACGAACAATGTATATCAGTACAGTAAAGCTATCGGCGGCAACCTTGCTTCCTCTATGGATAGGATTGCATCGAGCTTCCTGTACTTCAAAAACTCTATCGGTGCGATGGTTGCTCCGCTCATTAACGCTCTCGCTCCTGCAATCGAGTATGTAATTGATAAAGCCGTGGCTCTCATCAATGTGCTGAATCAGTTGTTCGCAAAACTCTCTGGGGCGAGTACTTGGACGAAAGCCGTCAAGACTCAAACCGAGTATGCCGAAGCCGCAGGTGGCGCAGCGGAAGCCGCAAAAAGCCTTACCGCAGGTTTTGATGAACTGAATGTCCTCTCCGACAGCGGAGGTGGCGGTGGTGCGGGTGGTATGGACTACGGCTCTATGTTTGAGGAAATGCAGCTTGACAGCGACTTTGCGAAATGGATAGACCAAATCAAGGAAGCTATTGCAAACGGCGATTGGGCGGGTGTTGGCAAAATCCTCGGAGATAAGGTTAACGAGCTTATCGACAAAGTAGACTTTGCGGGTATCGGAGACAAGTTGGGCTACGGTATTCAGTCTGCTTTTGAGGTACTGTATAACTTCCTCGACACTATCAACTTCGATAAAATCGGGGCGGGTATCGCAACCACGCTCAATCACATGATGGAGCAAATCGACTTCGGCTTGGTCGGAAAGACCTTTGCGAAGAAGTGGACGATTCTCGTAGATACCCTCTACGGTTTTGTAACAACCTTCGATTGGACGAAGTTCGGTCTCGCAATCGCAGACTTCATCAACGGTTGGTTTGAGGAGATTGACCTCACAAAAGCTATTCAGACGGCGCAAGAGCTTATTCTCGGAATCTTCGAGAGTATGTCTCAGGCAATCCGTAATGTCGAGTGGTACAAAATCGGTACACAGATTATGGATGCCATTGAGTCGATTGATTGGATGTCTCTGCTCGGAGACCTCGGCACGCTTCTCAGTGATGCCGTTGTTGGCTTGCTTGACCTGTTGCTCGGAGTGGTCGGTGAAACCGATTGGGGCAAAGTCGTACAAGACATTTGTGCGGGTATCGGCAATATGCTCGCCAACATTGAATGGGGTGAAATCCTCGCCAAAATCGGCGCATTGGTGGTTGAGCTTGTTGTTCAACTTCCGGGCATTATTGTCGGTGCGTTGGGCGGTATCGCAGACATCTTAGGCGGTCTCTTCGAGGGCTTTGGTCTCGACAGCGTGGCAGGTTTCTTCTACGGTATCGGAGATGCAATGCGCTCGGCGGGTACATGGCTGAAAGAAAACTTGGTAGACCCCGTGGTGAATTGGGTGAAAGACCTGTTCGGTATTCATTCACCCTCTACGGTATTTGCCGAAATCGGTACTTTCCTGATTGACGGTCTCCTGCAAGGTATCGCCGATACTTGGCACAACATTGTCGAGTTCTTCTCTGAGAAATTGGAGGGAATCAAACAGGTTTGCTCTGATGCTTGGAACGCCATTAAGAGTACCGCTTCTACGGTGTGGGGCAACATCAAGAGCTTCCTCTCGACCACTTGGGACGGTATCAAGTCTACGGCAAGTACTGTTTGGAACAACATGAAAACCACCATCTCTACGGCGTGGGATAATGTCAAGACCAATACGAACACGGTGTGGGGCGGTCTCAAAACGACTCTCTCGACCACTTGGGGTAACATCAAGTCTACGGCGGTCACGGCGTTCTCCTCGATGAAGAGCAGCATTTGTACTGTGTGGGACAATCTGAAATCGCATATCTCTAACGCCATAAGCTCCATCACGGGGTTTGTGGATAATATGAAGAGCATTGTCTCTTCCGGCATAAGTGCGGTTAAAGGTCTGTTCGATAGTGCGGTATCTGCGGCTAAGAGTGCTATCAGCAAAGTATCGGAAACCCTGTCGAGTATCGGAAGTTCCGTGTCGAACGCCGTTTCAAGCGCAGCTTCTTGGGTCGGTAGTAAGCTCGGCTTTGCATCGGGCGGTTTCCCGGAAGTCGGTCAGCTTTTCATTGCTCGTGAAGCAGGTGCGGAAATGGTCGGCAGCATCGGCGGTCGTACCGCTGTTGCAAACAACGACCAAATCGTAGAGGGTATCTATCAAGGTGTCCTCGCCGCTATGAGAGCTTCTGACGGTGGTAACGGCGGTAACTTTGATGTCCGGGTATATCTCGATGGCAAACAGATAACCGCAGCCGTGGAGAAGCGGCAGAGAGAGCGTGGCGCAACTATTTATCCGGGAGGTGTTCTCAATGGCATTTAGAGCATTAGTTACTGTTGGGAGCTATCCCTTTCCAGAGCCGTCTGCCTACTCCGGCAACACGGCAACACTCGTAGATTCTGCCCGTAACCTCGAAGGAGTTGTCATCGGGTCTGTCATTCGAGACGATGTTGCCAAAGTCGAAATGTCTTGGCGGTATCTGACCGTTGAGCAATGGGCGGCAATCAACAAGTGCTTCAAGCAGTCTGCCGGGGGCAAGTTCTACAACACGGTTACATTTTTCGACCAAAGTGCCGGAGGATGGGTCACAAAGACAATGTATGTCAGCGACAGAAGTGCCGGAATGTGGAGACGAGACCCGGAAAACGGAGACATCCTCGGTTGGACTGAGTGTAAGCTCTCTCTCGTGGAGGTGTGAGTATGCAAAATGTTTCGGATGCTTGGAAAGCTGTTCAGAAGCAGCAGCTTGTCAACGAAAGCTATGTCGAAATCTCCTTTGACATAGCCGACCCGGATGCTCTTGCGGATGCAACCTCCAAAGACAATGGTGCAATCTACATCGCCGACACAGAGCAGATTGTAAGTGAGGTCGATAAGAAAATCGTACCTTACGGGACATTAGAGGAAAACCTTTGGCTACTTGATGGTAGCCGAAGGTTTATCCCCGAATCAAATTATGGGGACAACGGCTATATCGGCAATCTACTTTCCGAAGAGGACGGCAGCTTTGACCGAGTACCTTTCGTGGACATTGACTTCACAGAGGTACATGAGCCTATCATCCCCGGTATCACAATTACATGGGGTATCGCCTATAACGAATATGCCGAAGTATTCAAAGTTACGGCGTACAATGGCTCGACCGTGGTTGCCGAGTGTAAGGTCGAGGACAATGCTTCTGTCAAATCGGTTGTCGAGTTCGACATCGAGACCTACGACAGTATCCGCATTGAAATCCTCAAATGGTGTCTCCCTCATCACCGACCGAGAATCGCTGAGATTTTTGTTGGAGTCAACAAGGTCTACGGCAAATCGGACATCACCGGGTATGAGCATGAACAGGACATCAACCCGATAGGCGCAACCACCCCTGTAAACAAGATGGGCTTTTCCATCGACAACAGCAACAACATCTACGACCCGAACAACACGACAGGTCTCTCGAAGTACCTCATGGAGCGACAGGAAATGCGTGTCAAGTACGGGCTGAAACTGAATGACGGTACTATCGAGTACATACCTGCCGGGGTGTTTTATCTCTCCGAATGGGAAGCTCCTCAGAATGGTATCGAAGCAAGGTTTACGGCACGAGACCTTTTGGAGTTCATGCAAAAGACCTATACCAAAGGACTTTACAAGTCTACCGGGGCAACTCTCTACGACCTTGCAATCAGCGTTCTTACCGAAGCAAACCTCCCGCTCAACGATGATGGTAGTAAGAAATGGGTCGTGAGCGATACGCTGAAATCCATAACGACAACCGCCCCCTTGCCGCTCAGACCATTAGCGGAATGCTTGCAATACATCGCTCAGGCGGGATGTTGCATCATCTATTGCGACAGAGCGGGAGTGCTGCATATCGAGCCTATCTCGACAACGGAACAAGATTATGCTCTCACGCACTTCAATCTCCTGTCCCGCCCGGAAATCTCGCTGCAAAAGCCGCTTATGGCGGTCAGCACGAAAGTTTACAACTACTTCGCAGACGAGACGGGGAAAGAATTATTCAGTGGAAAAGTGACGGTCAACGGTACAAAGGAAGTGGTTGTAACCTATTCACAGAGTGCCGTCAACGCAGCGGCAACAGTCACGGGAGGAACTTTGGTCTCCGCAACCTACTACACCAACACCTGTCATCTCAAAATCACAGGCAGCGGCGAAGTGACAATCCGTGTTGCCGGGGACTTTCTCAAAAGCTCCGATTCCAATTATGTTGTCGATGCTGAGGAAAACGGCGAAACTCAGACGGTTGATAATCCACTCATCACCTCTACCGCAGTTGCGGCAACGGTGAGCGCATGGGTCAAGGCTTGGCTGAGTCACCGAAAAATCATGAAGATGGATGGTTGGAGAGCCGACCCTCAGCTCGATGCTACCGACATCATCACCGCTGAAAACAAGTTTGGTACTGAGTCAGTGCGTATGACCTCGGTCAAGTACTCATTTACAGGTGCTTTCAGAGGAACAGGCGAAGGGAGGGTTGTTTAATGGCAGTATGGATTGAGCCTGTTTATGACAGGACGGATGAAGATGTTGCTTTCGCTCAGGAGCAGATTCAGAAATGGATTGATGCAAAGCTGTCAGGCAACCCGGTCGAAACTTACGAACTGAAAGGATGCTTCAATCTCACGGACATTAACCGTATTGAAGGGGACATTCGGTATATCAGCGACAGGCTTGATGAACTGCACTATCCCCCCGGAACATCCTGTAAGGTGTGGGAACGAAGCGGTTTGCCTACGGCACGAGATGTCAAACGCATTCTCTCCAATGTCAGACTCATCATTGCCGCTTATCACCAACAGGCAGATGTTCCCGATGTTCCCGAAGACATGAGTACCTTCTCGGACATCAACGCTGTTGAAGAAAACCTATATGCAATCAAGCAACTTCTCGACTCAATGGTTGAGGGATTCCAAAAAAGCGGAATGTTCAAATCCGGGGCGATGAGGATGCTACCTATCAGGAGGTGAAAGCCGTATGGCGTATGTATCAAGAGAAATCAAAGACCGTGTAGCTATCGGAGACAACTGTTTCTACATGGAGGAATTGGAGGATGGGCGCATTATGCTTACCCCCGCCCCCGACTCCATTACGGAGACAGGAACGGACATCAACAAGGCTCTGCTCCAACCCATTGAGGATAGAGTTGTGTGGCTGATGAATCGTGTTTTCGATGACATCACGAGCAATCCTTTTATGATGAGTTTCGGAGACCTTACGGGTATCGCCGTCACAGGCGTATGGAACAAGTCTCTGAGCAGAATCGAGTGTTAAGATGGCAGTAAATACTTCGCATCGTAAAGAGCCAACCGAAATGAATGTCATCACCAAAGCAAAGGATGTATTCAAGCATAGCCGTCTGATGATAAAGACCGACAAGCATTTTCCGAAGAAAGAACGCTTTATGATGGTAAAAGACATTTATGAGCTGTCGAAGGAGATTGTCACAAAGCTCATCGCCGCAAACGACTATATGCTAAATGACGAGGAGCAACGGAGTCTCCGGCTGAGGTATCAGCTCGAAGCTGTTACCGCTTGTAAGAATCTGCTGTTCCTTGTAGAGCAGGCGTATGAGGAAAGCTATATCAGCAGCGGAAGTTGTGTCTATTGGACTCAGCTTATCAGCGATGTAAAGAATATGACCTTAGCTTGGCACAAGAAGGATAAGCAACGGTAAGTACATCGGGGTGTGCCTTGTCGCTTGAACGCCTAACTACTCGAACGCCAACAACGCTCGGAATGTCAACTCGGATGGTAGTTTGAACAACAACAATGCTTACAATGGTAACAATGGCGTTCGTCCCGATTTGATGGATAATCGAGTCTGAGTAACCCTTATGGTGAAAACAGTGACCCATCATCAAAGGAAGGTGCATCCCTTCTTCCGCAAGGGAGATAAACACATGAATGTCGATGCAAGGGCTTTGGTCTTACCAACGCACAAGCTATATACGGCGTGGAATTATTATGTATTACGAGAGAATCTACGGATTTGATAACTTACACAAAGCGTTTAAGTTGGCTCGCAGAGGTAAGCGGTGGAAACCCGCTACGGCTCGGTTTGAAGTGAATCTCTTAGAGAATCTGCTCCGTCTGAGCCGGGAATTACAGGATAAGACTTATGAGCTTTCGGAGTATCACACTTTCAAGGTTTATGAGCCGAAGGAACGAGATGTTATGTCAAACTCTTTTCGAGACAAGGTGGTGCAGCATTCACTATGCGACAATGTACTCGAAATCCTGCTGAGAAAGAACTTCCTTTACGACAACTACGCATCGCAGGTCGGTAAGGGTACAGACTTCGGGCTAAACCGCTTGGACGGCTTTATGCACAAGTTCTACCGACAACACGGCTTGGAGGGATGGGTGTTGAAATGCGACATCCGAAAGTACTTTTACAGTATTCCTCACGAGTACCTGAAAAGGATTTTAGAGCCGTATGTACCCGAAGAGGATGTCAGGTGGCTGTTATGGTACATCATTGATTCTACCGCAGACCCCGGCATACCGATAGGCAATCAAAGCAGTCAGCTTCTCGCTGTTTTGTGCCTGAGTCCCTTAGACCATTTCATCAAAGAGAAGTTGGGTATCAAGTACTACGGTCGTTACATGGATGACTTCTACCTCATTCACGAGGACAAGGAGTATCTGAAACAATGCTTGAAGGACATAGGGATGTTCCTCGCTCCGATGGGGATGCAACTGAATCAAAAGACTCAGATATTCCCTTTGAAGAACGGTATTGACTTTCTCGGTTTCCATATTTATCTCACTGAAACGGGTAAGACGGTATGGAAAATACGCCGCAGAAGCAAAAGCAATATGTCTCGGAAACTCAAAAAGTTCCGAAAGCTACTCGACCGTGGGCTAATCACAATGGAGAGCATACATCAATCCTATCAATCATGGAAGGGTCACGCTCTTCGAGGTAACTGTCATCATCTCGTTCGGGAGATGGACGAGTTATACAATTCACTATTCAAGGAGGATAACAAAGATGTCTCAATTACTGTCGAATCTGCCGACCGGGGCGAAAGTCAAGTTCGGTAAGTTTCAGGTAAACTCAGAGACGGCGCAGTCGATTGTGTGGACTGTGGTTGCCAAAAACCATCAATGCACTCCCGCATATCCCACAAACGCAATCACACTACACGCCGCTGAGATTCTTGACCTGAGATGTTTCGATGCCAAAGAGCCGAGTAACAGCAATTCCGATAGACAGAATTACGGTAACAACCGCTATTCCGTCTCCAACCTCGACCAATGGCTCAACAAAGATGCCGCAGGTGGCGCATGGTATAGCGCAGCTCATAGCGCAGACCATTCCCCCGATACTACGGCAGGTACAGGCGGTTACGGTACTCAGTACGCAACTCGCCCCGGTTTTCTAAACGGTTTTACGGATGATGAAAAAGCCGCTATTCTCTCGACAACCATTCGTGTTGTCAAGCCGAGTACAGACGGCGGCTCTTATGAGGATATTGTACGCAAAGTGTTCCTGCCGTCCACAACCGAAGTCGGTCTCTCGAATGAGAACAGTATCGCCGAAGGTGCGGCGTGGGGTTACTACACGAGCAATACCGCTCGTATCGGGTATGTTACGCAGCAGTGTTTCAGTAATACCCCTTCGAGTTCCAAACCTTCGAGCAAGACTACCGCTTGGTATTGGTGGCTGAGAACGCCTCACTGCTCGGACGCCTACTTCGCTCGGATTGTCATCTCGGATGGTAGTTTGAGCAGCCTCGTTGCTTTCATTGGTTACCTTGGCGTTCGTCCCGCTTTGAATCTTTCCTCTTCTCTCTTGGTATCTGACAGCACCGATGCTGACGGATGCTATACCTTCGTGTGGAATCAAGCTCCTACGAAACCTTCCTATATCAATGTGCCTACTTCTGTCTACGGCGGCAAGAGCGCAACTATTGATTGGGGCGCATCGACCGACCCGGACGGAAACCTCTCCGGCTATATCCTGCAAAGAAAGGTCGGGACAGGCTCTTGGACTCAGGTCTATAAGGGTGCGAATCGCAGTTATGTCGACAGCATTACATACGGTTGGACTACCATTCAGTATCGTGTATGCGCCTATGACTCTCAGGGTGCTACGAGTGATTATCAGACAAGCGCATCCCGGACGGTCATCAACAATCAAGCTCCTGTCATCTCCGGCTCTGACGGCAACCTCGGTACAAAGACGGCAGGTTTCTCGCAGACTTACACCGTTTCCGATGCAGACGGAGATTCCATTACCGTTGAGGAGACCATCGACAACAAGACCATCCGCTCTTATGTGGTAACGCTCGGCGCAACAAACACCTTTTCTGTCACTGGGGAGACATGGCTTGAACAGAGCAACGGCTCTCACACGATGAAGATTAAGGCTACCGACAGTTTCGGAAACTCAACCACAAGGACTTATACCTTCACGAAATCGGTCAGCGGCTTCACCATTCAGAACACAGAGCCGTACAGTTCCGACACCCGTCCGACTCGTATCAAAATTACCGTGACTCGGAACATCCCGGCAGAGTCCACCTTCAAGGTGTATGTCTGCAACAACGGTTTCGATGCTTCTCCCACTTGGGAAGATGCTACGACTTCCGTAACGGGCGGTCTCGTTCATGTGTTTGAAAACACGACCAAAACAGGCGCAGCTTGGGGTGTCATCATCAAAGTTGTCGTTACCCGTGGAGAGGGCGAGGGTGCGTGTTATGTTTCTCAGATTGGAGGTAACTTTGAATGAGCAGCGTTTTCAAGAAAACAGGAATCTCCGAACAGGAGCAGAGAGAAATCTCATCCATCGTCTTTGTCAAGCTCGCCGAGAGTGGTGAACTTGATGAAGCGGTCATCACCGACCACCCGAAGCTGTTTATCGAGTGGGACGAAAATTGGACGGGTAAAGCGGGAGCTATCGTATCTGAGGGCGGCAACCTGTACCGTTCCATTCACGATGTCCTCACAACCGCTCAAAACACAAAGCCGTCCGAGACTCCTTCCATGTGGACTCAAATCGGCAACCCGCAGGAGGAATACCCTGAATGGTATCAGCCCATTGGGGCGCATGATGCCTACTCTATGGGAGACAAGGTTTCTCACAACAATAAGCATTGGCAGTCCACCGTGAACAACAATGTTTGGGAGCCGGGGGTCTACGGATGGGAGGAGGTTACGGAATGACAATTTATCAATGGCTCTGCTTGTTCGGAGTCCCCGCTATTCTTGCAGGTATATTCAAGTTCCTGCACTCTCTCATCAAGAAAAATAAGGATGACACCGTAGCTCTGAAATCCGGCATTCAAGCTCTGCTCCGCAGTCAGATGATTACCGACTATAACAAGTATAACGAAAAGGGGTACGCCCCTGTTTACGCAAGAGAGAACTTTGAAAACTGTTGGAAGCAGTATCACTCTCTCGGTGCAAACGGCGTTATGGATGACCTTCATGAGAAGTTCTTAGATTTACCAGTAAAGAAGGAGGATTAAAACAATGGCTTACACAAACAGTCCGCTCGTGAATGTAACTCTGTTGAGTCCTAACCATTCCGGGCAAAGAATTCACGCTATTGACACCATCACCATTCATTGTGTGGTAGGTCAATGTACTGCAAAGAGAATCGGCGAGATTTTTCAGCCGACCTCTCGACAGGCTTCCTCCAACTACGGCGTTGGGCTTGACGGCTCTATCGGTCTGTATGTAGAGGAGAAAAACAGGTCGTGGTGTTCGTCCTCGAACGCCAACGACCAAAGGGCAATCACTATTGAGGTAGCTTCTGACACCAAAGAGCCGTATGCCGTTACCGAAAAGGCTTACAATGCTCTCATCGAGCTTGTGGCTGATATTTGCCGCCGTAACGGTATCAAGAAGCTCGTGTGGAGTACCGACAAGAATAAACGCATGAATCATCTTGACGGTTGCAACATGACCGTCCACAGAGACTATGCGAATAAATCTTGCCCCGGTACATACCTCTACGAGCGACACGGAGACATTGCCGCAAAGGTCAATGCCAAACTCGGCACAACGACCGAGGTCAAGCCTGAGCCTACCCCCGAAAAACCGAGTGCTGTCAAGGTCGGGAACATTGTGAAGCTCGCTTCTGATGCCGTCTACTACGGCGGTAAACCTATTCCCGGATGGGTCAAGGCGAAGAATTGGATTGTCCATGAGGTCGTAGGCGATAGAGCCGTCATCGACAAGTCTCAGGACGGCAAGAACGCCATTTGCAGTCCGGTCAACACAAAGTACCTTACCGTGGTGAACGCCGCTCCTACGCCCCCTGAGACGGCTTGGACTCCGAAGGTAGGCGATACCGTTATGTTCAACGGCAATACCCATTATTCGAGTTCCAATGGCAGCAGAGCGGTGTCCTGCCGACCGGGTAAGGCAAAAATCACGCAGACCTATAATGGCAAGCACCCTTACCACCTTGTCAGAATCATCGGCGGCGGTGCTACCGTCTATGGATGGGTTGACAAGGGAACTTTCACCAAAGCGTAAGGAGGGATGGCGGTATGAGGAGAGTACGAAAGCAACCGAAAGAGTTCTCAAAGAAAATCCTCATTGTTGCGGGTGTTATGAACGCCGTAGTCATCATCTTCACAATGATAATGATATGGCGTACTCTCGACCTTACACCCCTTGCTTACCTCATACCGTCAGTAGCCGCCGAGGTAGCAACCGGGACAGGTTTCTATTACTCAAAAGCCAAAGTCGAGAACAGAATCAAACTTATGCGGCAGTACAGGGTCACTCCGCAGGAACAACATTTTTCCGATAATTTTTAGGAGGTATTTGAAATGACTGATTTAACCAACATCGCTTCTGCCATTATCACTCTGATTGTGGCTGTCATCACCACCTTCCTCATCCCTTACCTGAAAGCTAAGGTTGATGCAGAGAAGTTCGCCAAAATCAAGAATTGGGTCAAGGTGGCTGTCGAAGCTGCTGAGATGATTTACAACGGAACGGGTCGAGGGGCTGAGAAGAAAGCCTATGTTCTGAACTACCTGAAAGAGAAGGGCTACACTCTTGACCTTGACTCTATCGACAATCTGATTGAATCCGCTGTTCTCGAACTGAAAAAATCCTAAACGGCTCACTCAGCCGACAGGCTGTTGAGTATATATTCCTCCTTACGGGTAGAGTGGGTAGAGTAAATCTATGTTTTTCATAAAGTAGTCTATAAGAGAGCTACTATAAGAGAGTTTATGGGAAATTGCGATTTTTCTCTACCCGCTCTACCCACCAACAACAAAACACCGGGCAGAGCTTATTACTCTACTCGGTGTTTTGTTGTTTGTCCGAACAGTGTCCCTATAAAGAATAGGGTGTTCGGATTATCCTTCAATGGTGGAGGCGAGGAGAGTCGAACTCCTGTCCGAAAACCAGTCCGCACGGCTTTCTACGAGTGTAGCTGCTCTTTTAACATTCCCTCCGCCTCCCGCCGGACAGCAGGCTGAAGGCTTTAGTAGCTCCTGATACAATCACAGGCCCGGAGCCCTTCCCGTGATCGTTCACCACTCATCGACGCCCTCCTGCGGCCGTGGTCCTCCGCAGTCGGACGGCTGCTTAATTAAGCAGCAACAGCAACTGTATTGTTGTCGTTTAATTTTAA